AAGCTTATAATCGTTACCATTAATATTTAAAATTTTGTACATAATTCTCCTCCCGTTTTTTCGCCAAACATATCTTATAATTAATTAATTGTAAGAATGTTTTCATTTACATGGTCTTTTATCGGATCATTTTCCGTATCTAATAAAATATGTTTGGCTGGATCTATTCCTGTTCCGTCGGAACAATTGCTGTATCAGGGCCCACATATTCATTAATGGTTAATGTCATAGTCACAGTCAAAAGGCCATTCTGCTCTCTGGCCGGTTTGGGAATAACTGTGGGCGGCTCAACTTTTGTAAAAAATGCTTTCGAGAGAGACGGGAAATATTCTTCGTACCATAAAGCTTTTCCTGCTTTTTTACCAGCTTCATACTCAGAAATAAGAGTCTCCCATTCCGTAATTGTCTCGTCTGTTACATTTACTGTAACTCCAAAAGTACCGCCTGTAGATCCTCGACCTGCGATAGTCCTTTCAACCATGTCTTCTAGTGCGGATGCGTCAATGGTTTCTGTTTCAATTGCGATTTCATCAGACGCATTAATTCTGTGTAACAATTTAAATGTTGTAGGTTTTGTACCCGCAGTTGTCTCAACAGCATATCCCGTAAGCGAACCTAGTGTGCTGATACCAGCTACATTTCCTGCCATGTTATTTCTCCTTTCTACCTATAACTTTTTTAGGTCAGCGGCCGCCTTTCCGACGGCCGGTTTCATCGACACTCTAACCCTGCGTCCGGGAGATGTAGGGGATCACGCTCCTTCCTTTTTCGTGGAAATCTTAGTGATCTGATTTGCACCTGTAGACGCAAGTCCGGATACAATACCAACCGCAAGGGCGTTGATTACATCAGTCGCCGGGAAATCAGCAATGACATACATTCCCACAACGCCAAGAGCGGCACCGGCTACGCCAACAATGACCGGAATCCATTTGTTGTCAATGGCTGTTGCCTTAGCAATCACGCCGACAAGATAGCAAATCACGGTGATTCCGATAACGCTTGCTACGCCTGTAAAATCCATACTCTGCTCTCCTTTCTCGCATAAAAATAAGAGCCTCTCGGCTCTCAGTTGACAGTTTCTAATAACAACGGGTTTCCCCGGTGTTGTCTTATTCTGTGATTTTATCCTCAAGGCCAACAAGCCTTGTGTATCTGCTCGTAAGCCGCTTAATTGATGGGTCTGTGGACTGATTCAATTCCGGCCCATAAGAACGTCTGAATCCAAATTTTTTGACTAGTGTTTCATGTGAAACATCGTCAATTTCATAAGCCTGCGACAATGCCCTCTGGCCTTTTGTATAAATATCTACCTGTGCCGTGGGAGTTACAGATGCCTCGTTCCCTTCAAGGTCAGAATCCGTTGTGGGAAGTCCTGTGAAATAAAGTGTCGCCGCCGGGATTTCTGCTACAACCGTACTGTTCTCCATTGAATAATTATCTTTTACAGCGGTTTTTGAAATAGCTTCCGCCCACGCCGCATAAACCGTATTTATAATTTCAAGAACTGTCATTTGAACACATCCTTTACTACATCATTCACATTCCTTTGTATCTCAGTCATTGCCTTGTAAAAAGGCATCGTAGCCTTAACGCCATAGCTGTGTTTCCAGTTTCCATCCTTGTCCAGATACATCCAGCCTCCGGGTTCTAGTGCGTGTGTCTGTCCCGGAAATGTTCCAACTCCCATCCCAAATTCCGAAGCCAATGGATTCGCCGTAGGGTTCAGGCGTATACCGCTTCCGAATTCTATGCCGAGGAGTAAGTTGTAGGTTCTTCCTTTGTCATCGGTCACGGTCTTGCCAGTTCCAATAAGCATTGCCTTGCACCCGGTCTTTGACGGGTCTATATCCATTCTGAGGGTAACGGCTTTTCCCTGTGGAGACTCATTGATTGCCACAAGTGCTGTCTGCTGTCCGATTTCGCAAAGCCTCCGGCATATCTCTTGGCATTTCCTCGGCAAATCGTCCCGGTACTGCTCTATCTGCTTTATGGCGTTCTGGATGGATTTACTATCGAATAAATTGACCGTGATTGTTTTCTTACCCATTTGAGCCACCTATTCGTTTTATCCCGAAAACATCCACATTCCCTCTGGCAGTTGAAAATATCTTATCCACCCGATAATCCGGCGGAACTGTTGGTGTTACTTCATCGTCAGACATAACCAAACTTCCATCATCCGCAATCTCTGGAATAACATCAACCCAGCATACAGAACCTTCTTCTATTTGTCCTCGCAGGCTTAAATTATAGGAAGTCAATTCCCTGTCGTAATCCACTACAAGTCCAGCGGAAATCTGTGTAGGCGCACCTGTTCCTGCGCTGACCGTGAGTTTTCGCATAATCGGATTGCTATACTCTTGTACCGTGTCGATACCGACTTTCTTTTCTGTGATAGTAGAAAAATATATTGGTTGTCTGTCTCTTACCCGACTCCGCATTACCATGCCACCTCAAAGTATTTACTGTTGTCGGGAGTTTCGGTCAAGTCATATTCTTCTCCGTCTACTCCTTTTCCGTTCTTCCCAATACACCGATATACAATTCCATCATATTCATAGAAATAACCATATTTAAAGGTATATCCTGCTGAAATCTCTTCTGATGTTACAGAAATTGGATTTTCATTTGTCTTTCCGATTTCCGTATTTTCGGTACGCCCCGTTTCTGGTATAACTTCTCTAAAATACTTCCCACCATCTTCTCCGGGAACATTCTTCCCGTCGAATTTCGTATTGTTTTTAACCGTCCGGTACAGCTTATCCCCGTATCGGAAGATAATCTGCGCTTTCTTGACCGTCACATTGTTCTGCACAAGCCACTCATACGACGGATACAATTCCGGCACGCTTGCGGCTGTTTCGCCCGGAAGATTCTGCGCCCCGTGTACAGCCATCTGGCAGATTGCCTTAAAGTATTCCGCTTTCACTGTTGACCACCTCCTCGAATACCCTGTTCATGTCTGCGTTCTCCTGCTCGAGTTTTTCAATTCTTTTAATCAAACTGTCCACATCCGTCTTATTTTCCGTGTATTCGTAATTTAAATATTGTTCCGGGTGCGCCTGTATGTCGTCTAGCGGAGATTGTTTGTCGGGCCGACTACTGCGTTGTAGCCGTCTATAATTGGTGTGGAATAATTCATGTTTTATCCTCCTTTTAGTTAACTTTCGCCCCATTTAGTTAATTACCATACAGAAATTTTTTACACGCATTAGCAACTGCATAAAGAATGTACTCTGTATTCATACAGTCGACGTCTGTGTTATAAACTTCACTTGTACCACCATCATAGTAACGGTACATAACTTCTGGGCAAGCACTTGGAATGTTATATTTCGCTCCTTGATATGACGTCATAGCACCATACGCCATTTCCATCATCCCGATATATCCGCTATCCTGTGGTAGATTATGATTCACCCATCCAGATTCCGTAATCATCTTTGTTACGCTCATACCGATGTTCTGCATTTCATTAAGCATAAATAAAGCTGGTGATGAAAAATTAGTCATAGCATTATAACCAGTAAATAACCCATGCGTATGAAATGAGTAATAACAAACAGCTTTTTCCGAACATTCAGAGAGGATTGCGTTAATATACTGTGATTCTTTTTCCGAAAGAGGTGCTGTCCCTCTGTATCTATCATCTTCGCTATCATCACTACCATACACCCACAATGGTTCAAAGTTTCTGTTTAGGTCTACATGATTTACATTTGTTCTGGTGTCATTTTTATACCCCCAAGGATTTGCAAGAGGAAGTATTACAAAATGTATATTGTTTCTCAACCAACCAAGGATTGAATAATCTTTTGCATTAGCGATTAAATCCATAAGGTTTAGTAAAGCTTTTGCACAAGGTCTTTCTGCACCATGAATACACGCATCCATAATTATTATAGGATAATCGTCTTTTGTGTAAATCTTGTTCACCCCATCCTGGACTGACCCAGTAAGCAATACAATTTCAGGCTTAAAGTCGTATCTGTACATATCAATAGTACCAGATGTATCTTTACCAAGTAATGTTTTTGTGATGTAATCTGGGTATTTCTTACGTAGATTTTCCCACGCTGTCATTATTTCTTCGTATGACATTACAGTTATTTTGTTGTTTGGTACAGATGTAATTGTCTTAAACATATCAGGCATATATGGTGGAATGATAAGATTTCTTTTGTTATTTTTGTTAATGACATTGGTATTAAACTTAATTACTTGATGATCATTACTTCTAAGAGCATTAAATATTACATACCCGTCAGATGGTGCTGTTATGGCAAGTTTTTGCAACACATTTGTTTTTTCTGTTCTTTCTAAAACTTTCCCAAATCTATCGGTAAATGTATATAGCTTTGATGCATTTCCGCCGTACCCATAAATTATGAATTTATCACCACTGTGGACAGGTAGTATCATGCATGTCCATTCTCCGTTGTCTATAGCATCAAATTTAGTGTAATCACCAATCTCAGATATTGGTATATACGCTTTATCTATCCATTCTGTTAATTCCGTATATTTTACAAGATTATTCAATTCGTTTAAGTCAATAAAGAATAAATCAAAATCAATATCTTTTAATTGTGTTTCATCACCGCTTTCAATTAGTATTCTAATATACCCTTCTTCTGTAAAAATGTAATCATTCAAAGATAATTCAGTAAAACTAATTAAGTCATTTCCAAGCAAATCAGCATATTTAAAAACAGCAAATTTTAATTGTTTATTTGGTTTGAGTTTTATAGTTGACCCTTTTATTACATAGATGATATCACTATGTAGTCTATCTTCATTGTCAGTGACACTTCCGTTACCAGCATCTAATCCGCCTTTAGAGAAGTTTATTTTTGAAGAAAGTCCTATATTTTTAATTGACTGAATACTTGAGTATATTGATTCAATATTTTTAGTATTTACTTCAACCTTATTATCACCGTTCCAATATTTTAGGGTAATCATATTTAATACATTTGTAATATCTTCCTCTACAAAAGATTTTTCTGAATTTTCTTTTATAACGATTACATAATATTTTCCTTTTTCAAAATGGTACTCATTGTGTGAAAAACCAACATAATGGTCAAATGTATTTAGGTTATTGCCATTATATACACCAATACCAATTTGATAATCACCAGATACACTTACACTTCCACCATCAGCTTGAAAGAGAATGCATCTAATCCGATTATTTATGTTAACGGATAAACCATCCTCTATATTTACTGCTCCGATTACCCATGAATTATTTTCTTTTCCCCTAATAGCAAAAATAGATTCATTTAAATCACCTAAATCCTCAGAAAGTGAACTAATATCTTCGGTATTTTTGTTGAGCTGTTGCTCCTGTTCTTCTGTCATACCTTGCGGTGGTTCCATCGGAGACACGTTTCCGTCTGCCCCAATGCCGAGAAATTTCCCAGAGTTTGACGACCCCTGATTGATTTTCACAACATTGACGTTCCCTTTAAGTTCTGTGTTATTTATTTTGGGAAGGTTCGCAAGAGACTCATAATCAATTTGCTTATCCCCATCTGTTGTTCTGATTTTTTTTATATATTCGCTAGGCATTTCCATTACCTCCAAAAATCAATATTCCATTATTATCCACGCTTGGAGAGGTTTCATTCTTCTCTTTTATATAGTCTGCTAATGTATTTGCGGATAAAGTATTGTTGACCGCTTCGCTTTCGCTATAAATCAAAAATAAATCTTGATCGTTTAAGACGTTTTTTGGTGGATATTGGTTGAATTTAGCCAATTCAGTCACCTCCAATTTTTAGAGTTCCATCATCGGTGACAGAAAAATATATTCCATAATCCTCTGATGTCTTCGACCCGGAAATCTCTACGCCGTTTAAAAGCGGCTTGTTTGAAAGTTGATTGTAATTTGAAGTTCCGCCAGACCCTCCGTCGTTTTTATTATGAAGAATTGCGTATGCTTCATCTCCTGTCAATCCGCTTTGCCTTCCCATTTCAATCCCCTCCTGCTACAGTTTGTACCATGTATCTGTTGACTTTAGGTATTTGTAGTAATCTCCGGTGTCAACGCATAATGCGGAACTCCCATCTCCAACATAGTGCGGAAGTTTTGCAACGTCCGCGGATAAACCGTTATAATTTCTAATATTTCCAGATGCAGAAATTGCCACCCAGCTCCCCAAATCCGGTATTGTGTCGCCAGGATAATAAGTCTGCCCGTCTACTACCATTGTTTTGTCTGCTACTGCCATTTATGCCACCAGCCTTTCTATTCCGTAAAACATTACATATATTTTCTATTTATTTCTTAATCCTCTCTTAATTCTATCTTCTTCGCTCAATTTATCCATACCAAAACTTTTACTTCTAAATCTATGCCAAGCTGTCATATATGTTATATTTAATTTATCTGCAAGTTCGGATATCGAATATATCTCACCGTCATATTCCACATATCGACTTCTTCTTGTATTTTGCATTTGTTCTTTTGGAGTAGCCCATCTACAATTAGATGGTTCATAATTTCCGTCTACATCAATTCTTTCAATGGTTAAATTTTGCTTGTATCCATTTTCCTCTGCCCACTTGATAAAACTTTCAAACCCATGCTCCCCCATCCACTCATCACAAATTTTAATTCCTCGTCCTCCATATTCTGGATATTTTTCATCAGATTGCAAATAGCATCTATTCTTCATTGTACATAAAATATTATATATTCTTGTCCTTGATTTTCC